CGATGCCAACTTTTCAACAACTATTGCAACTAGTATAGGTACAAAAGCTGCAGACAATGCTGTTGTTAAATTGACAGGTAATCAAACTATAGCCGGTAATAAAACTTTTTCAGGAGATGTAACTGCTGACAACATTACGTCAACATCAAATTCAGGAGATCCTAGTATATACATAAATTCAACAAGACCAACACTAGGTTTTACAGACTCAAACTCCTTTACAGATGCTAATGACGCTTATTTAATTAGATCTGGTAATGATAATATACAATTCCAATGGTATGACGACAGTGCTAGTTCAACAACAGAAACTTTTAATATTACTTCTGATGGTAACGCAACTTTTACAGGTAGTGTAACTGCTAATGGCACTACACTAACAGGAACTCAAACAACAGTGTCAGGTTCTTCGGGCTCATGTACAGGCAATGCAGCTACAGCTACAAGTGCAGCTAAACTTACAGATGGTGGTGGTATATCAACACACCCAGGTACTAGTAACTTAATATATACTGGAGCGTTAGGTTCTACTGTATCAGGCTTGTTTTCAGCATCAGATAACTCTAACTCTATATTAACAGTAAATAGACATACTGGTGATTACAATAGCCAATTAGGTTTTAGTAGTAATGGAAACTTATACTATAGAAAATTCTCTAACTCTACTGCTTATACTACTCAAGTTTGGAAAACAATAGCTTTCACAGACACTGATATATCAGGTGACACTACTGGTAACGCAGCTACAGCAACTAGGTTAGCAACACCAAGAACAATTGGTGGTGTTAGTTTTAATGGTTCAGCTAATATTGATTTGCCTGGTGTAAATACTGCTGGTACTCAAAATACTTCTGGTAATGCAGCTACAGCAACAAATGTTGCGTATAGTGGTTTAACCGGTACAGTCCCAACATGGAACCAAAACACTACAGGG